AATGGGGAAAGAAACTTTAGCAATCAAAATGGCAAAAATAGAAACAAACATAGACAACATAAAAAGTAACTTGCAAACACATTGTGATGAGCAAAGAGAAGACTTCCAAAAGATATCAGACAAACTAGACGCAATGCACAACTCATTCGCAGGCAAATGGGTTGAAAAAGTCTCAGTAGGTGTCTTAATAACTGCTATAGCAGGAATAATAATCATATTAATACAAAACTTAGGATAAACAAATGGTAACACCACCCGTAGGAAATTCAGAAACCTTTCATGTAAACGATGGAGTGTTATACATCGCGCTAACATGGGGAGACAGAGACGGTGTAGCTTACACTATATACAACCTTTCAGGGGAAGTAGTCGATGAGGGCGCTTTCACCGAAGTTGGAGGTGGAGGATTTTGGCACTTACAGAAAAACATGGTAGAACTAACCGATGAAGTTTATTTTATCAAATTAGAATATAAAGGGGACTCTTCAACACAATTCATCAGTGGGGGAGTGATATTTAACAACGTACCATTAGAAGACGTCTACGACGTTGACGTGATCAAACAACTAAGATTTGGCAATCAAAAGATAGATTTCACATTTGCAACCGAAACAAACACCACTAGGAAAGTAGAAGTTGGAATGTTAGATTATCAAACCATCATGATAAAATCAGATGAAGATAAAGACTGGGTAGAACCAGTTAGCACTAAAGAATTATACTTTTGGTATGACTCAAATGCAAAACTTATAAGCGTGAAAGAGGAAGATTCATGAGTTCAAAAGGAATAGCAACGATGGGTTACCAAGACGAGTTCACAGTCATAGTAGGTGAAGAAGTCACAGGTAACATTGAAACCAACACCCTAGCAGGAGCTATAACCTCTTACGAATTAACAGGCGATATTGAAACGACTACTTTAACAGGGGACGTGACTGAAGAATGAACTCTGGAACTGTTAGCAAAACCACTATAAGTGGAGAGATAAAAGTTGTAACCGAAGAAAAAGGCGACGTGGAAGTATTACAAAAACCAATCACAGACATAAAATTAGAAGTAGAAGATATATATACGGCGTTTTATGATCCAGGAAATCAAGAGTTCTACGTTTATAATGATGACGAAGAATTATATGTTTATAATAGTGATTGGGAGCTAGCAGATTATTATGAAGAAGCATATTTAGCTTATGAAGGAACCACTGTAATAAATGGTTATGTTTATGGGGTAGATGGTAATGACTTATTAAAAAGCGATTTACAAGATATTGAAGAACCAATAGGAGAATACACGTTACCATCCATTTTTGTAAAAGCAGGAACCACTTATTATTTCGATTATAACTATAATAATAGTGGATTAACTTACCATGAAGGATATTTTTATATGCCAGCATTTATGTGGGCGTCAGGAGAACAAAGTACTAACAGGAGGTTAGCTTTAATAAAATTTTCAGATACAGACTTAGAAAACCTAGTAATATACGACTTTTTAGATTTAGGAAGTGCAGGTTATAATCCTACAGAAACAAGGGTTACAGGAGCGGATTATTATGATGGAAAAATATACTTGTTTTTTAAACTGCCTACTAATGAGATTAAAACTTATGATACTGATTTAACTTATTTAGGAATTGTAGAAGATCATGACGACGGGTTATATTCTTGTTTATTTCATGTAGGTTACAATTTTTATAGGGTTAAAGTCTCAGGCGATCCAGTAGTACAAAAATACTCTTACAATCAAGAAACCACTTATGAAACTTACGACTTAAAAGGAGAAATCTCCATTAACGAGATGGGAGGAACAATAGAATGACTAATGAAATTACAATCGTGAAAGGAGACACCGCAACCTTCACAATCACAATCACCGAAGACGGATCTGCAAAAAACCTAACAGGTTACGAAACAATATTCACCGCTAAGAAGAACTACGACGACTCAGATGACAAAGCGATCATCGGACCTAAAATTGTAACCGTTGCAACACCAGCAACTGGCATAGGAGTCTTAACAATCACATCAAGCGAATCAAACAAACTAGTTGGGGATTACTACTACGACGTACAAATATCAACAGACGTGGGCGGAGCAGGAGAAGATATCAAGACACCTATAGTGTCAGAACTGACAATCACCAACGATGTGACAATCAAGAAAACAATTTAAAGGATATAGGAGGAATATATAATGAATTTTTTTGGATTTAAAACAAAAAGTGAAGTAAAAGATCGAGACGTAGGAGACGTTAGTATAAAACAAAGTGACGGAGTGCATAAAGCCTACATCCCAGAGTTTTTATACAAACCACCATTTGGCTATCCAAGAAAGGATAATATTCCCTTAATTAGACAGTTAGCTAAGAACCCTTACATCTACAGCGTTGTGAAAACCTTATGCGACGAAGCAGCAGACACAGATTATAAAGTCGTGTACAAGGAAGACGTTGAACACAGTGAAGAGCTAGACAAAATTATTAAAGACATAACTAGGTTCTTAGACAACCCAAACAAGAACAAAGAAAGCTTTGCACACATCTTAAGAGCAGCAGTTAAAGACGTATGCGAAGTAGACAGTGGAGTAATCGTTAAAACCTTTAACAAGAAAGGAGAAATGGTAGAATTATTCGCACGAGACGGCGGATCATTCCTAATGAACCCAGACATCTACGGCTACCTTGGAAACAGAGAAGAATACGTTAAACCAATGAACATCAATTGGGGTATCACACCTGAAAGTCCAGACTGGCAAGCAACCCTTAACACTTACACCTTAACTTACAAACAAGCAGCAGCTTACTTCCAATACGGAACTACAGCTATGGCTCTACCAGTGCCGTTTGGAAGGAGAGAGATAATCTATTTAATGATGAACCCTCAAAGCAATAGTATCTACGGTATAAGCCCAGTGCAGATATTAGCTGATATAATCATGACTTTGATATATGGTTCTAATTACAACTTAGACTTCTACATGAACAGTAACATGCCAGAAGGAATAATCACATTGTTAGGAGCTAACAAAGATCAAATAACTGCTTTTAGAGAACGATTTGATAGTCAGTTCAAAGTGAAAGATAAGATCACAGGCTTCATGCGTAAGATCGGATTCAAATACCCAATCGTTAACCAAGAAGCAAAATTCACACCTTTCCAACTAGATCCTAAAGTGATGCAGATAATCGAACAGCAAGAATGGTTTACTAAACTAGTATGGACTTGTTTCGGAGTAACACCTGATGAGATGGGATTCACCGAGAACAGCAACAAAGCTGTCAGCCAAGGACAAATGGCAGTTAATAAACGACGAGCTGTGAAACCTATACTGTCATTGCTAAAGTATCGTATTGATAAAGAGATCATCGCTGAGTGGGGAGAATTAGCATTTGACAATTTAGAATTTAAATGGGAAGATTACGATTTAGACGAAGACCTGAAAAAGCACGACTTGTATCAGAAACAAATCAACATCGGCATTAAAACCGCTGAGATGATAGCAGAAGAAGAAGGTATTGACGTGGATGTATTGAAGAAACAGAAAGAAGAAGCTGAAGAGAAAGAAATGGACAAGTTCGAACAAGAAGCAAACATCAGCAACCAAGAAGTCAAACAACCAGACAAGAAAGACGACAAGAAAAAACCTTTTGAAAAGAAAAGCGTTGGAAAAATAGCACTACACGACTGGGTTAAAGTAATCGGCAACTCAAAAAGTCATGCAGGAGAAACAGGTTATGTGAAAGAAATCATGAACAACGGCGAAGAAGACTATTACCTAATAGAATTCCAAGCAGGAAATGATATTTACTTCAACCAAGAGCTAAAATTCATACGAGAACAAGTAAAAAGTGCAGGTTACGAGAACGATTTAGAAAAAGAACTAGTACAAGCAGTTAAAAAACGAGGAAAAGAACTGTTAAAAGCGTTAGACATGTACGGAAAAGGAGAACTAGACAGCGTAAAATGATGGATGTTGAAACTAAAGCAATAATTAACGACTTGATAAAACGATTCGTACAAATATTGAACATCAACCCATTAGTAGAAACTGTAAACAAGATCTTAACGCAGGAATACGATAAAGGAATTGAGTTAGAAGAGAAAAACTTTGACATGAACTTTTCAAGGAACGAAAAGCGACTGCAATTCTTAAAAGACTACACCTTTGACAACATCAAAGACCTAAACACCGCCATGGCGGAGAAGCTTAGAGGAGAACTCCAAAGGAGCATATTGAACATGGAATCAATCCCTAAGATGAAAGAGCGAGTTAAGAAGGTGATGGACGTGTCAGAAGTGAGAGCAACAGCAATTGCTAGGACCGAGAGCATTCGAGCGACCAACATGGGTCGTATCGACGGTGCTAGACAGACAAATTTAAAATTAGTAAAATGGGTCAACGTACACTTAGATGCTAGGACTAGCCCTATCTGTAGGCGTATGCAAGCTAAGTATGGTGATCGGACTAAAGGAATAGGTATTGATGCTAAGTTCGTAGACAACGACACTGGCAAGACTTTCGACATACCACCTTTTCATGTTAATTGTAGAACAAACGTGTTATATGACACGCCAATAAAAAAATAGTATTAAAAAGATTAAAAATATAATGAGGAATAAAGATGGACGTAAAAACATTTAATTTTATAACAAACGGCTTATCATACGAAGAATTTGGTATGAAAGGTCAAAAAGAGTATTTCGTCACCGGCTATATTAGCACAGACGAGGTAGATCGTTCTAATGATATTGTCACCCGAGAAGCTATGAAGAGCATGGTGTCTCAGATTAAAGCTGGCAGTGTCAAGTTAGACGTTGAACATAGCACTTTCACAGGTGAAAACGATATACCAGTTGGTAAGATCGTAGACGCTGGCTTAGACGGCAAAGGACTATGGGTAAAATGCACTTTAAACAAAGCCCATAGTAAGTTCGAAGAAGTATGGAAAAGCGTTCAGAACGGCTTCTTAGACGCCTTCTCAATCGCTTACAAAGTGAACAACTTCGTTAACGAAGTAGTAGACGGAGTAAACGTCACAGTGTTAAAATCCTTAGAGCTACTAAACGTAGCAATCACAGGAAATCCAATTTGTAGAGGAGCAAAGATGACTGAAAGTTTTTACAAGTCATTAAAGCACGCAAAAGAGAATATGGAGGAAAATCAAATGACAGAAGAAAATGTTATTGTTGAAGAACCAAAAGTTGAGGAACCAGTTAAAACTGAAGAACCAGTTAAAACCGAAGAACCAGCAGTTGAAGAACCAGCAGTTGAAGAAGTAAAAGAGGAGCCAGTGGTAGAAGAACCAAAGGTAGAAGAAGTTAAAGAAGAAGTAGTTGAAGAAAAAGGACCAGATCCTTTAGACACAATCAAAAGCTTACAAAAAGAAGTGGCAAGTCTAAAAGCTGACGTAAAAAGTTTGAATAAAACATTAGAAGAACCACAATTAAAAGCAATAAACAGCACTGATATCGCTGACGTGAAAGACGACACACCAGTTGTGAAATCTCCACTACAAGCTATCAAATAAAATTATTTAACACGAGGTAAAAATTAAAATGGCAGGAACAAAAGCAATAGGAAATAATTTCAGTTCTAGTAACGCATACGCTTCAAGTTTCGGTTGTATGGCTGACAAAACCGTATATCAAGATTCATACGGATTAAAAGGCGCAACTGTAGATCGAAGAGAAGAAGTAAGCAACGCTTTCGGAATTGGATTAAAAGCACACACCACACAAGCTGGCGGTGCAGGAACAGCAGGATATGCAATGATACCAGTTTACGTTGACCCAAGAGTCATCGACACTACAAGGAAATACACTCCAATCGTTGAGTTAATTCCAAGAGTAACAAACCAAGGTATGTACGCAGACTACAACAAAATTACAGCAAAAGGCGGAGCTTTCTCAGCAGCAGAAGATGCGAGCTTAGCAGACACCAACACAACTTATGATAGAGCTAGCACAGCAATCAAATTCTTCTACGCAGTAGGTAGAATCACTGGACCTTCAGTAGCAGCACAACCAGCTTACGTTTTAGCAGGTATGATGCCAGGCGCAGGAGCAACTGGACCTTTCTCAGATCAAGGTGCACCTAATGCTAAACAAATGGAAGTATTAGTTAAAACTAGAGAAATCAGAGAATACCAAGAAAACACTATTATGAACGGATCAGTTAGCGGTACACCAACCGACTACGATGGAATCATCACCTTAATGGGTGCAACCAACACCGTTGATAAAAGTACAGCAGCTCTAGCTTTAGCAGATATCAACATAGCAGTTCAAAAAGCTTTCGATGATGGTGGAAGACCTAATCTAGCAGTATGTTCAAGTGGAGTATACACTGACTTACTAACTTTATTAACCGCTAAAATCGGATATTTAAAAGCTGAAGCACAAGTATTCTGGGGATTCACCACAATAGTATTACATACTATGGTAGGTAGCATTCCAGTAATCCCAAGTATGTTTATGAGTAACGCATCAGGAAGCAAAGCAATCTACTTTTTAGACATGAGCGTTGTTGAAATGAGAGTATTACAAGACTTAACATATTTCGAATTAGCAAAGACTAACGACAGTGAAAAGTTTGCATTAAAAATTTATGAAGCATTAATCATCAAAAACACTTCATTCTGTGCAAGCGTAACTGCAATTAGTGCATAAACGAGGTAAAATAAAATGGCAGCAGAATTATTAACTCACACTTACAGCGGAGCACCAATCGGTGGAGCAGCTGCAAGTGCAGGAAAAAACGGATTAGTATGGAACGTCGTAGACGTAACTTGTACTGAAAACGGTGACTGGATAGTATTATCAGAATTTGATCAGATATTATTCGTATCAGCAGTAGCTATTGCAACAGATGTTCACACACCTGAAGCAATCGAAGTTGACACAACCGTAACCAATAAATTAATCTTAACAGCAGGCGGTACTGATGTTATGAGGATCTTAGTTATTGGAACCCCAGCTCAAAATTAGAATTGGAATTTTTTTATTTTTTTATTATTTTTATTTTTAACACGAGGTAAAACAAAATGGATGAAGACATTAAAAGCGTAATATTATTTGATGATAGGGGAAGAGCTTATCTTAAAATTTTAAAAGACGAACCAGTAGTAGAAATTGAAGAACCAAAGTTAGTCATCGCTCCTAAAAAGAAGAAGACTATTAAAAGAAAAGTTAAGGAATAAAGGTGTATTAAAATTTATTGTACTACAGATGACGTTTTCAGAGTTGCAGGAATCACTAGTTCAGAAATCTCAGCTGTGAACGTCGAGCAAGCAATATTAGAATCACAAGGAGTAGTTGACAGACTGACCAACACTACTTATTGGGCTGATGAAGATAGTGGAACCGCTGACGCAGGCGCAGGTGATGCAGAGTTAGATGACGCAACTAAGACTTGGACAGCTGATGAATATATCAACGCTTATTGCTGGGTTTATAGTGGTACAGGATCAGGTCAAATTAGAAAGATCACCGATAATACAACAACAAAATTAACCTTAGAAAGCGATTGGGATACTAACCCAGACGCTACAAGCCTTTACAGAGTATTCGTTACAGGCACTAACCCTCATATCTCGGAAGAGTTGAGAGATGGGGATGACACTGAAACCATTTTCTTAGACAAGTACCCCCTACAATTATTGACGACTGCGACAAGTGACTCCATCAGTGTCACTCCATCTTACATTTATCAATATAAAAGCATGGGTAAGTTATTATTAGGATCTAACGCTGAAGTTAGTAGTTGGACTAGTAAAAGAGCTTTGTTAAACGTATTCGATTATTGGTATGGTGTTCATGAATTACCATTCGAAGTGAAAAGACTAACAGAAGTCTACGCTGCAATATTCATATTACAATCACAAATGGGTGGGACTCACAACGTACCATCAACTTATAGTTTACCAGAAGGAAGTTTAACAATTGGACAAGCGTATATAAATATCAAAGGCACATGGGACACCTTAATGCGTGAGAAAGATCGCTTAGAACGTTGTATAATTCGTTATGCAAATTTTGCTTAAACATTAAAATAATAAATTTTAAATACAGGTATACATTAACACATGTATGAAACAACCAAATAAAAATTGTGTACAATGTGGAAAAGCATTTTACACTCCACCATGCCTTGAAAGAATAAAGTTTTGCAGTTCAAAATGTTACCATGAAAATCGTAAAACTTGGAAACTTTCAGATGAATGGAAACAAAAAATCAGTGACAGTGTAAAGAAAAACTTACCTTCAACTGCTTGGAAGAAAGGACAACATTTTTCACCGGAAACAGAATTTAAAAAAGGTGAACGACTAGAAGAAAATCATCCAAGATGGAAAGGTGGTAAAACAAGTTATAGAAGAATAGCAAAAAGAAACAAGAATTGGATATGTGAACAATGTGGAAAAAAAGAAAAACTACATGTGCACCACATAAACGAAAATAGAAACAATAACAACATTGAAAACTTAATGATATTATGTTGCAAATGTCACATGATATTACATAAAGGAAAACTCCCAGACGGAGTATAAACAGAGAACCATGAGGTTAAAGAAAAGATGAGTATAAAATTCACAAATGCAGGTTACGAATCAATGATTGATAACTTTGCAAAAACAATTTCTAGAACCCCTGTCACTAAGACTACTAGCAACATTTCAGGTGAGGAAACTTTGACAGACGGAACAGCAGCTAACATTAGCGGTGCGTTCTTTCGTAAAGAAGATGCTTGGAGTCAAGGTAAAGAAGGGTTATTTCAAGGAGCAGACGCAATCATAATGATTAAAAGCGATGTATCTTTGAACCTGAACGACTTATTAACTTACGATTCACAAGATTACAGGGTGATAAACGACCCAATCACTAGACGACTAGGCACAACAGTGTTTTACATAATGGCTAGGTGTAATAAAGTATAAGAAAATGGATGTATTTCAATGTATAGAGAACGCTAGAGAATTAATCGGCATTCGTATGCGAAATGAATTGAGCATCAAAGCACCTTACGACACTGGGAACTTATCAGCTAAGATCCGATACGACGTCGACGGTGAGAAAATAACTTTTTCAATGCCTGAATACGCAATGTATTTAGAATACGGAACTGGTTTGTATAATACTTATCCAGGCGCAACCAAGGAGAAGATAACCGCTAAGAACGGCAAAGCACTTGCTTGGGGTAAAACGATTGGGACATCAAAGAGTGGGAAGCCAATGAAACAAATGGTTAGGAAGAGCATTAAAGGAATGACGCCACAACCGTTTATCAGACCGGCTTTTCATCAAAAATTATTAGACATCGTCACTGAGAGTTTAGTGGAATGTTTAAAGGAGATAGATTTATGACAGTTACAGGATTAATAGATTTTGGAAGTATAGAAGAAGAACTCACAGTGTTCGCTAGGAATAGTGACATCTTCACGATAACACAGCGAGGTGTTACAACTGAGTCTGACACTGGTACTTTCTCAGCTGCTGCTACTCATACACTAGCAACCACACCAACCATTGTTAAAAATGTTCGAAGCGTTATAGTAGGCGGTTCAACTCTTACTAGGTATACTGATTACACTGTTGACTATGATACGGGTGTGATAACCTTTACTAGCGCACAGACAGGCGCTTATACTATTAGTTATGATGTTGGAGCGACTGACAAGATCTTCCCAGACTTTCCAAAGACTGAGATTAAAATATCTAGTTATCCAAGGATAGCAATCGCTATTACCAGCATGACCACAACTGATGAAGCTCTTAGCTCTCATTATAAGATGAGTGACTTCTTAATATCTTTCTACGTCTACGCGGTTGGAAAGACTAATTCAAACACTTACATCGCGAGTCTTAGAGAGAAACTATTAGAAGCTAAGACAAGTTTTTATCATCTTAAATACGTCACCCCAGTGTCTAATGGTCCAGCTATCAATGAGCCTGCGCGTGGTGATAAAATAATTACTCGGACTCTCGAAGTGAGAAGTCCACTTAACATGGAGGTTATATCATGAGTCAAGGAAATATATTTACAAAAATACAATACGGGCCAGAAGCTAGCGCTTACGGTACAAAGGCTGTGGCTTGGACTGAGCTTTCAAGAGTTCAAAGTTCCGAGTTAAACAGCGACAACGGGAACATTTATGATCGTGGTTCAGGAGAAGGAATCAATGCAGTAAAAACTTATTATGGAAAGTTCGAAGCTAGTGGTAATGTTGTTTTTAATCCAGTCAGTTTTGACTTCTTAAAACATTGGGTTGGTGGAAAGTCAGGTGCAGGTTCATCAAGTGGTGATCCTTTCGAATTAAACGAAGCTACCAGTACAGATACAACTGCGGGCGCTACAGTTCTACAACCTTTCAGTTTAGAAAGAACTAACGATGTTGAATCAACTGACAGCACTGAATGGGGTCTTGGTTGTATGGGTACAGACTTCACTTTATCAGGAGCTATTAATGAGAAACTGGTTTGTAATGCTAACTTCGTTGGACAGAAAACTACATTTAAAGCTGCAACTGGAGAAACTTATACACCTGTAGATGAAGCAGCATTCATAATGCTTAATGGTACTTGGAAGTGGGGAGCAACTCCTAGCGCTATAAGTGGTGTTAGAGAATTTACAATATCATACGCTAATGGTTTAATACTCGAAACTAGAAGTATTGAAAGCAGATTTATGAACATGCCACAACTTGGACAAAGAGTTTATACTTTCAGCGTTGGAATAATCATGGCTAGCGCACTAGCAACAACAATCATTAATGATTTTTACGGAGACGTAAGCAGTGGAACTTACACCCCTGAAGACGGATCAACTAGCATAAGCCCTACAAGTAGTTTAGAATTCAAAGTAGAACTTGTGAACGGATCAAAATACGCAAACTTACAACTTGACGAGTGCGCAATTGATAGGATATCAAAACCAAACGCTTTAGGAGGCGGACTTGTAATGCTTACTTTTGAAGGGACAGCTAGACAAGGAAAAAGCAACCAACCAATCGTGTGGTGGAGTGTATAAAGATGTTCAACTGGTTTAAAAGAAAAGAATTAACAGCAGACTTTGTAGAATTAACAGTTGGGAGAGTAGGTTTTAAACCTATAACTAACGGTATGTTAAATGACATAACAGTCAAAAGCACAGTAATTAACAACGTGCTAAATGATAATTTTTTCTTTCAACTATTTGAATATGCAATTGTAGATCTTAGTAAAAAACAAATACAAAACTTATCATTAAAAGATGGCGATAAGTTAAGAAGTAAACTTAAAGAAATATTATTAAGACACGACATCATTAAGGTTGAAAAGAAAACCGAAAAATCGAAGACTAACATGTTTGACAAGTCTGATGTTGAATGGTTTGATAGATCTCGTAATGACATGTTAGGAAAAATTAGAGGTGGTATGAATGGATGATATTGCAAACGCTAAAGTAACTATTAATGTTCAAAGAGGAGAAAGTGGCGGAACACCTACTTCTATGAGTAAATCTGATAAAGGCAGTAAAGACATTTTAAAAACACTAAAGAACATCGGTGGGACATTAACAGAAAGTAAAAAACTACAGATGAGTGGATTATTAGGAATGGGCTCAGGTGCAGCGGCAGGTGTAGGAGCAGCTGTCGGAGTAGCAGCACTAGCTCACATGTCCACTCAGGGAACCGAAGAACTTGAAGAACAACTTAAAGATATGGGAATCATTAATGATTTCGTTGAAGAATTTGTAGATGGTGAAAGAATAGTTAAAGAGGTCAATAGAAAAACTGAAGAAGTAGTAGATGTTATGACTAAACAGGAAGCTATTGATAGAGGAATATTCGACACTAAAGGAAAGATAAAAAGCAAACTCGCAACAGGAGTACCATTAGTTGATAGCATGGTTAAATATTTTGGTGGGATATCAAATAGTGTGTTAAAGGTTTTTAACAGTGTAAAAGACGTACTTGATTTATATGATAAAGAGAAGGTAATACAACAAAAAATCATTGATGAGGAAATGAAGAGATTAGAAAGGTTGAGAGCACATAATAAAACAACTGGAGATATCACTTTAGGATTTTCATCACCAACACAAGGATATACAGAAGCGGTCGAAGGATTAATCGCTAGAAACGTATCAACTACTTACCAAGAAAATCCGTGGGAGACAATATACAGAGAATCAAACATGGACCCAATAGATATAATACCAGGAGATAATTAAAAATGGATAAACCAGACATGAGCCTATTTACAGGGAGTGAGAATTTTGGAAACGTTTTCTTAGAGAGAATGAGTATTAACGTTAAGAGTAGTGATTTCTCAGTTCCTTTCACATCAACAGCTGGTAATATTTCTGTCAATTGGAAAGGAAAGATCAGGTTAATAGTGATACAAGGTTCACACGATGGAACAGGTTTCACCGGTGCAACACAAGAAGAAAGATTGAAAGCATTCGTTGACACCATGGAACTAGAATGGATTGATGAGAACATTGTAGACGCAGTTAATTATACAGACACCTTTAGCCACGAATACAGCGTGATGCCGATTGATTGGACTTGGACCAGATCCGTTAATAGACCAAACACAATACTGTACACATTATTAATGAAGAGAGCAAACTAAATGACTATTAAAAATTTGAAGTATAGTTTTATACTTAATGGAAATGAAATAGGAGATCCAACTCAGAGCGGATCAGGTTATGTATTAGAAGGCACTAAGATTTGTCGTGATCGTAAAGGCAGTAGTGGTAATACCGCGGATATATTTGTATCAGATGATTTATTCACTGATTATAGTATTATTGAAGGACAAGAGATAGTTATTAGTAGAGGGGAAACAACCGCATACGAACAATACATTTTTAGAGGTAACTACAAAAAATCTGACATTAAGGATAATCGAATCATTCTTAGATGTAGAGATCCATTACAAAAATTAAAATATGATTTATTCACTTATAGTTATGATAAAAACATTGATTCTGAAGCCGGAGAGATTAGTGCTATTTTTACAGACATAGCTGAAGACGGCGGATTCACTGTCAGTGCGGTTTCTACTGGTACGGCAACTACTGATATTGTGTTGGATAAATATATTAGTAAGGATAATACAAGACTTAACAGATTGGACATCTTAGCTAAAATAGTTAATTACTTTTTTTATTATGATTATGATAATTCAAGAATTAGATTTGAACCTAAAGGGTACGAAACATACACCTCACCTTTAATTGTTGGATCAAACATTTATAATACACCAAAGTGGATTGTGGATATTGAACCGATGCGTAATAAGATCAAAGTTGAAGGAGCATACGAATTAGACACTAGAGAAGATACCGACACAGGTGATGGTATCGAAACAACATTCGAATTCACTTATACCCCTGAAACAACTGATTGCACTGTTAATGGTGTTTTACAAGTCAGAGGTATAGTAGGTGAACCAGGAGCTTATGATTATACTGTTGATCGAGAAAATAAAACTTATACTTTTGCAGTAGCACCTACCAATACACATGCGATAGTCATGGGTTATACCACCAAGTTATTGATGCCTGTGACTGATAGCAGTTCGACAAGTATTGCTAAATATGGTCTTACACAAGAAGAAAAATTTAAATTTAAAGATATAGTAACAGTTGACGACGCAGAAAAAAGAATAGAACAATTATTAGAATTATTAAAAGACGGTGTTACAAACACGACTTTGGAAACTGACGAGTACGATATTAAACCTGGAATGAAAGTTGACGTTGAGGATCCTATAAGGACTTTTAGAAATGGTAATTACATAGTTTCAAGTGTCATCACAAATTATCCACACCCATTGGAAATTGTTAAGGTTGGCAGTAATGAAATCAATATCAGCACTATTTTACAAACAATTGATGAGAGGATAAAGGCGATCGTCGGCGATGATTATAGTTTATCTGAGATTCTCAGACAGATCGTTAGTTTATTTCATACTTATACTTATAGGCGTTACAGTATCGAAACAGAGATGAAAGTAACAGGTGCTGCAATATACGGACATCCAAGCTTAGGAATATACGGCAGCAGCACTTATGGAGACGATACGAGCTTCACACTAGGACACCCGACATACGGAGTGTTAGGCACCAGCAGCCTTGGAGATCAAGGAAGTGCATGGGTAGAAACATACGAGAGGATATACTAAAGAAAAATGGCTAATGGAGGAAAAATCACAACAACAGGGTTGAACAACGCTCTGAATAGAGCTTACAAATCAACACCTGATTACACAGCACCGTATCAGTTCAAAGTAGGAATCGGATATACGACGCCTACAACAACTGATACAGATCTAGAAATAGCAGTTCCAATAACTAACGGAACAGTGAACGACGATGGTGACAACCAATTAACTGGATCTAGTGGTGGAGATAACACAACCGATAACACTACTACTTACAAACCAGGTGCCGGATTAACCGATAACACCGCTCAGAACTTGATAGCTAATAATACAGCAACAACTAAGATCTGGACAATCGCAGACCTAGCCACTAACGGGAACGACGTCGTAAGCACACAGTTCATAGGACAATGGCTATACATTAAAGACGCTGCTGCACTTGCAAAGATTGTAAGCGTGGAATTCAAATACGGCGAGGATAGCAGTAATTATTACAGCATCACAACCCTAGTAGCAAACTTAGCAGTTGGTTGGAACTGGATCACCGGCAACACCGACACAGTAGCAGACCTAGACGAAACCGGAACAGTAACTGGAGACCTAGACACATTCATAATAGAAATCGTAACTAACAACGCAACTGATACTTTTGTAGCTGGAGACGTAATTTATGACTTGTTAAGACAATGGGAGACAAGTGACTTATTCAAAACATTCGTATCAGGCTACCCAACACTAGACGAAGTAAACATTCGAAGTACAATCAGATGTTACCTTACAACTCTAGAAGCAAACGGGTTCTTACTACGAGAAATAGCAATATATAATAATGACGGAACACCAATACTATTAATGAGAGACGTTTACGACGAACATTCAAAAAGCAGCACAGACGAATTCGCATACGTCTTAAAAGACGAGATGGAGGAAGGAACATGAGTATGAATACATTAACACCTGAAGGAAAAGAGAAATACAAATCAAAATTCTTCACAGAAAAAGGCTATGAAACATTATTAACATTTACAAAGAGTTTAATCAAAGAAAGTTTCAAACATAAAGACGGTGGCTATCCATTCAAACTAGGAGTAGTGTTCGGGATCCCAATGTTTGACTGGGCTCAAGAATTCAAAACCCATGACGAAATGATGGGTCGGATCAAGGCTTACATGCAGATCTTAGGAGTGGAAGAATTAATAGTTGACGATATCAAGTTTAGCTTTAAGCTTAAAGAGGATAAAAAATGACTTTACACAAACATGTAAATGGAGATGTAATTGACGCTCCTGAAACAAATCAAGACAACGCCGAGGGTTACACACTTGGCGGTTTGAACTTAATCAGATCTTTGATTGATCGTGCTGCTGTTTGGAGTGCCGGAATGATTGATTGGTGGGGAGATGCTTACATTGATGCTAATGGAAGAGAGAACAGTGTTGACACTGGAGACTCACTTGCAATTTTTAACACTGACAAGTATGAAACTGTGCCTGTGGAAACTGTGTACGCAATCATAGAAGCTAATGATGCAACTATTAGTTGGACTAATAATGATTGTTTTTTACAAAAAGTTTCAAGTGGAAAATGGTTATTAACTTGTGATACTGGATCAGACGCAGTGAAAAGGGCTCAAATCATACAATCGTTGTTTTATGGAACTAATGGAACTGATGCTTTGATAGATGATTTTACTAGTGTGACCGCTCTTAAAATAACTGACTCTGATCTAGTAGGTTATAGGGGTGTGTTGAGAAAATTTAATGGTGTTAGTTCTAACACCGCAGCCCAAACTGTTCAAGTGACTGATACTTTTACAGACACTTCTAATAATATTTCTTTTAGGATGTGGGGTAAAATTACAAAAAATGGTTATAGTAGTTCTGCTAATGATCAACACCGATTAGAATGTCCTAGTGGAACTAACATTCTTAGTCTCCCAGGAAATACTGTTTCTTTAGAAATTGATGATTTAGGATTAACTGGTACTACACCTTCTAATCCTGCAACTATGCAGTTTGATAATTACACTGGTGCTGGTTGGTCTAGAACTTTTACAATGATGAGTTTTTATGTTTGTAAAGGAGCAGTGACTCAGGGAACTCCAACTATTGGAACTGGTTGTAGTGTTTCAACTGATACTTTAGTAGATTATTATGCTGATAATAGTATTCCATTATTCACCCTTGCAGGGGATTATGAGGCTGAAGAAATTTATAGTACCATAGAACACGATATTCCTACAGGAACTTTCGGAACTACAATTACTAATGCTATTGGAGTTCCTTTAATTGAAGATTGGGAAGACGGAGCAAACATCCAATACAAACTAACAGGGTCAGCAGGAGCGGAAGACACTGGGTGGCTAGACGCAATGGACACAGAACCAGAAGGAAGTAGTTTCACTGCTTTCACAGCAGAACCTGACACCTTAATAGTTAAACTAGTACCAAAAACAACGAGTCCAACAGCTGGTTACCCTAGCATAAAAGGATTCGTAATGAGGAGCACATAAAACATGGCAATAAAAAATACTTTACTAGGTGGGACTGACTGGGTTAATGGTGAAGTCTTAGAAGCAGACGACTTAAACGACACAATAGATGCAGCGTCAACAATATTAGGTGGCTATGATGCTACCGGTGGAAGTCATACTAACAGTAACACTACCGAAACAGAAGTAGCAGCAACAGCTGCAATCTTAGAAGGAAAAACCGCTTATGTGATTAAAGCAATGTTCACAATAGTTAGAACGGCTACTTACACTGCTAATACCACTGCAACTGTAAGATTAAAAAGAGGAACTACTTTTGGTGGCAGTAGCACTTTTAAAACTGAAACCATTAAATTAATCCCTATCCTTGCAGGGAGTGTAACTTATTATGCTTCAGAACAGAACAGTCAAACAGTTATGTATGTTGAAACTACAGGTGGAAACTATAGTGGCACTGAAAAGGTGTATGCAAGTGTAGAATTTAGCGATGCAGCAGCTACCAATGTTACTTGTTATTGTAAGTGGATTGAAGTGGTTGGCTACGGATATAGTGGGTAAAAATGAATAAGATTCAAAAGACACTCGTGGAGACAATCTTTAAAGGAGTAGAAGTAAAAGGCTTAATTCACACTGCTTTCAGGTACATGATTGACTCTAAGTATCGTAAGAAAGTTTTGATTAGCAAGTACCTAGAAGAACAACTTGTAAACGTCCCTGCAGACTTATACATTCAAAGCAGAGTTTTAAGAGGGAAAACAGCTGATCAAACAATCGTTAACATTTTAAAATGGGTTCGGAAAAACTACAAGTACAAACGAGACAAAGATAATTATGGCCGATTAGAATATTGGGCTAATATCAGAGTTATCTGGGCTAAGAAAGAAGACGACTGCGACGGGTTAAACACCTTAGTATACGTCATGGCAAGAATGGCCGGCCTAAGCTCAGACCAACTATACTGCATGATCGGAGACACACCCGTAGGAGGACACTTCTGGCTAACCTACTGGACCCCCAAACTAGGAAAGTATGGAAAAGTAGTCGCAATAGATGCAACTTATTACCCAAACAACTGGAGCGTGAAGAACAGACCAGCGTTTAGGTACAGTAAAAAGAAATACCAAAACTCTTGGTACATCTTCAATGAGCGAATTTGTCTTCGTGGTAAAAAGTAAAATTTAAATAGTCAAACACCTTTTCATTGATTATGAACCAAAAAGGAAGATATAAAAGAACAGAAGAACACAAAAAATTAATGTCCAAGATTAAATTAAAAAATAATCCTCTCAAAGGAGTATCCTCCTGTAGGAAAGGGATATTTAAATTTAAGATAACCAAAGAAGAATTAGCATATTTATATTTAAAAAAGAAAATGTCTCTTTCGGAAATAGGTAAAAAATATCAAACATCAGGATCAACAATATTTCATTATATGAAAAGATACGAAATTCCAAGTAGGAAACTCAGTGATGCTTTAAAATTGAGAGATTTTAAAAATGAAAAACATCCTAATTGGAAAAATCAACCTAAAATACCTAGTTTACATAGATGGATAGAAAAAAACAAATCCAAACCTTTACAATGTGAAATTTGTAAAAGAACCATAAAATTAGAATTGAGTTGTACAGATCATAAATATACTAGAAATATAGAAGATTATGAATGGCTATGTAGATCTTGCCATAGGAAAAAAGATTTTAACTATCAATCTTCACCATTAAAAAATATGAGTAGGTGGAAAGAAAAAATAACATTACGAGGAAAAAAATGAACGCAAAACAAATAGTGAAAATAGTGAGTAAATTCTTTTATGTAACCTTCAGTATGAACGAACAAAAACCAACCGTTAGAGTTATGATCCCATTCTTCAAAGTAGGATTAGGCATGAGCTTAAACTTCTTCGTTGTAAAAAATAAATGAGGATGTGGCTCGATGAGCTGGGAAGAATCAACGTCGAATGGAGTGACAACCTTCAAAGAGGTGAAGCAAGTGACACCCCTAACATTCCACTCCAACGATTCGACGGGACAATTGAATGGCGACAAAACGTATCAAAATAGATAACACCAAATTTATAGTATTAGTGATAGATAGACAGAGCCTACTAGGAACAGCGATTAGATGGAAGAGAAAGATATTGAAGAGATAGTTAACGGTATCTGTCCTAGTTGTGATGCAGATACAGCATTCAAATACATCGGTACTCAAGAAGGAATAGCTGAATACAAAGATGTTCAACTATACAATTGCCTTGATTGTGGTACCACGATAAGTTTGAAAAAAATTTATCGAGCAGAATCAAAGGTGATAAAAAATGGACGAGAAGAGTATAGATGAAGTAGTTGACGGCAAAGAATTCTTTAATTACATGCGTACAACTATGAAGGCATACCAACAACAAATCAGAGCTTTAAGCGATCAATACAATAAGATCGCAGAGATGGTACAAGATATAGACCATTACGAAGCACTTGGCTATAAAGTCAAATATTTCTTTAATGAGAAAACACAGAGTTATAGTTATGAAGTGAACGAAAAACCAGTGATAGGGTTTAGATCTAAATGAGTAAATTAGAAATCATTGCAGAGGTGTCTCATGGCAGAGGATTCAAATACATGGATAAAGACTTCAAGATTTACGAGATTGCTAGTGGGGTTTGTTGCCCTGCTAGTCCTATGGTTAGTTATACTAAGTATAACGATTCAAAGTTTTATACTAGAATTAGTAACCCATCTGAAGAATTATATCAAGCGTTTCATTACTTATTACAACCCAAAGAACTAATAGTGTACGAAGGCGATTAAAACGAACAACAAAGAGAAGAAACACAATGGACTAGTAGACCTAATCTACGACAGATTAAGAGACAAAAAAGACGAGAATAAGAACAGGTTTTATTTCTCAGTCGGCAAAGAGATGCCTTTCTACAAGCGCGATGGCGTGAACCTTGAAGGGCAATTAGATGATATCGCGTTACATTTAGGCGGACATCATAAAAAATATTTCTTACTATTTGAAGTAAAGCATAATTGTAAATGGAGAAGTAAAGCTCATAAACAATTAAACAAGGCTGAAGATCATTTAATTAGGAATTTTAAGAAGTCTGGGTTTGAAAACTATAAGATCTACAAGTTTCACATCTATGGTTATCGTGACACTTACAAGGTTGAATGGTACAGGAAGTGATCTATAACATTTGGTGTCCTGGTTGTGGCAGGCACATTATTTCTTCTAATCAGCACATCTGCTTTCATTGTTTTACTAAAAAGGCTTAAACTATATTCTGTAACCTATATTACAAATTCCCTATACCTTTATATACTAGTAAACTATTTTAATATTATCGGAGATGAAACATGCTCGGAGGCGAATCAACATGAAAGACGAAAATAAACAAATATTAACAGCATTAAACAACGCAGAATTTAACTACAAAGACTTTGGAACTGTAATGTTAGTGAACAACAAAATCATAAGTATAGGAAAAACTGTTAATGTAATCACAAAAGACGAAGAAGTAGAAGAATTAGTAAAAGAATTTGTAGCATCAGAATTTGGAACAACTGACGTATCAAGAATTATGGAGGACTACTAAAATGAAAACCGACGTAATGATACAACTTGAAGAACAAAAAAAGAACAAACCATACGGAACCTGCGGGTTATATGGACAAAAAACTTTAATTCAAAAATTAAACAAAGCAAGAACCAACATGTTCAAGAAAGGATTCAAAAAATTCAACCTATTATTAAAACCATGGGAATGGAGAGATGAATAAAATGGATTCATTAAACAAAACAAGACTAAAAAACCTATTACTAAGAGATAAAAGATTCAGCATGAGTGATGTATACGAAACAATGGAGGGATTGCAATGAACCGAGAAGAACTAAGAAAACAATTAACAGCCCGATACCCAACCGCAGGTGCAAGCGACATCGACCATTGGGTTGAAGACAGAATGATGACCTCAACTGATAAAATAGTTGAACGAGAAACCATAAAGTTTGACGCAATCATATCCATGATCAAAGAAAGAGGATATAAAGCCCATACACAAGAGATCGACGAACTTGAACAAGCCTTTAACGCAGTGATAAAAGCCCACAGATTAGGTGTTATCAAGCCCTTAGAACCAGTTAAGCAAGAACCATTAGGGAAAGTTGAAACTTATGAGTGTAGAAGAGCAAAAAGAATGTATGAAAACGAAGAAAACGAGGGAAGACTATGAAAGAATTAATAAAAAAAGAACTACAAAACACGATCAATTACTTGTACAAAAACGAGCTGAACTTTAACAACGCAGACACCACAAGTAAACAACTATGTTATAGCAAAGAAGAAATCAAAGAATTAATCAAAGAGGTATTACAAGATGAGTTGGGAACAAATGGCACCAAGAATTAGAAAACTATCAGCAAGAGAATTGTTGTTAAAAAAGAAAATAGAGAATAAGAACAAAGATAAGAGGATGAAAACCTTGAGAGGCGCACAGATAAGCGTTAAAGTACCATTCAAAAAAGCAACTAATGAGTATCCCGACTTCATAGGTAAATGCCCTAAATGTTTTACGAAAACCCCCTTTGGACGAATGCCAAAATGGGATAACAATTTAGCAAAACAATGGGTTAGAACTAAGAGTTTTTTAAAACGATACGATGAATGGCATAATGTATCTGTTTGTGACGAATGCTACAACTTAATGCTTGAAGGGTGCCGTTTGAATCGAACCGGCGAGACAGGCAATAATAATTTACATAAGAGGATGTTAAAATGAGCAAGATAGTGATAGAATTAAAAGAAGGGTTATCAACCCTAGCAATCATACGTATGACCGAAGCAATCAAGAAAGAGCACACTTCAAAAGTTGAAACAATCGCTTGGATGGTGGACTAAGATGGAACTCACAGTAGAAATAGGTATTTGTCAAAATTGTAAGAGACCCTTTTCAATAGAAAAAGCAAGAAAGAAAACAAATCACGATACTGCATTTATTTGTCCTAGTTGTGGTCATGCCAATTATGACGATAACGTGGTTGGATATTTCAGAATACACGAGGTGGAATTATAATGGCTAAAGTCAAAGAATTAACCGTTGAAGCAACCAAGAGTAACAAGTTTCAAAGCTACAAAGTAGGCTACAACATCGAATTAGAAGAAGACGATGATGTGGACACAATAAGAAAGATCTATCAAGACAACGCAAGGAAAGCTTGCCTAGTACAGATAGAGATTGATAAGATGAGGAATGAATAAGATGAAATCAGACACAGAAAAAACAATTGAAATATTATTTTATATAACACTAGTCAGTGGCTTAGTGGTATTATTAATAAGTCGTCTTTATGGCTTAGGAGGGTTTTAAAAATGAATGTGAGTAAAGAAGTATTAAATGAGATTAAGATGTATCAAGCAAACGACTATGATATCAAAGATGAAACACCGGCATATGTGTTATTAACCAGAAACAAATCAACTATGATGGGTCACTTTTTAGTGTTCTTATTCTTTGGATGGTGGACTTTCTTCCTAGCAAACGTGGCGTATCATTTCTTTTGTCAACAGAAAAAAAAGGTGATGAAATAAAATGGCAGACTTAAAGACAAGTTTTTTCAGTTTCGACAACATGGTAACACCTGGATTAATCCAAGTACTATGGTTTTTAGGGGTAATCTTAGCAGGGTTTGCAATGATCGCTGCGATCTGGGCATCTATTAGTAGGATAACGAACATTTTAATGATATTCATCATACCTGTGTTTTTATTAATGTTCAGGATCTACTTAGAATTCATAATCGTAGTGTTCAAGATCTACGAACGGTTAAAAAAATGAATTTTAACTTAGATAAAATTTTAAGAGGGATTGCTATCACTGTGATAGTGGTTTTATTCTTAACAATCTGGACTTTGATAATGTCACCAATTATCTATCCGTACTTAATAGCGGGGATTCAATGGATCAAAATCAGAATGATATTTCTAGGGCAAGTTTGGACTCTAGCAGGTTATTAATATTTTTTTTATTCTTGAAATTTGACTAGCAGCCACCCGTAAGAAAAAAAGATTCGCCTCTTGAATTCTGAAAACGGAGCAGTTAGTCAAACAAGAAAACTTTAATTG